CGCGTCTCCAGGAACTGGGCGTAGTCGGGCGGGATCCCGATCTGCTGCCAGGTCATCCCCTCTTCGAGGATGGCGATGCGGTGGGCGTTGTCGAGCCCCTTGTGCATCCGCTCCCAGCTCGCCCGGAGGTTGTCCCTCGCCTTCTCGTTAAGAGCCTCGGGGTGCTGGAGAACGCCGCCGGGGCTGGCCCCGTTGCCAAAGAAGGCCGCGCCGAACTCCTCGGCGGCCCGGCCGAGGCCGATGGCCTCGCGGTGCTGGCGGATCGGTGAAAGGCCCTGGTAGCCGTTCGAGCTGTAGGCCTTGATGTGCAGGACGTCGGCGGGGTCCAGGACGACGCCGGAGCCGCCCTTGCGGTTCTTGACCTCATAGGTCAGGCGGTTGCCCTTCATCGCCGGCTCGACCAGGTCCGGGGCGAGGGGCCAGAGGTTCAGCGGCCGACCTGCCCCGTCGCGTTCGATCTCGGCGTAGCCGTTGCCCCAGGTCAGGACGTGGCCCTGGAGGACCTGGCGGAAGGTCAGGGCGTCCATGTAGGGGTTCGCCTGCTCGCCCAGCAGCCGCCAGTTGCGATGCGTTCGGGCCCGGTCCTTCCCTCGCTCCATCCGTCGGTAGACGACGAAGGGCAGCGAGGCCACCGACTGGCTGATGATGTTCACGGCGGCCCATACGGGCGAGTACTTCAAACCCGTCTCCGGCGTGACGGACACGCCCGAGCCGCTCCGCTCGCCGTGGACCCAGTCGATCAGCCACTGCGCGGGGTTGGCCACCCCGCTGCGTCGTTCGCCCTTGCTGAGTAGATCACAGATCGCCATTGCGTTACCCGTTGGTCGCCAGGATGGCGTCGAGGTAGAGGCCCGCCCCGGCGGCGGTCAGCCCCACCGGCCAGCCGAGCCAGAAACCCAGCCCCACGGCCAGTGCGGCCAGGCCGATCAACTGGATTAGGCCGGCTGCGCGGCGGGGATCGATGCCTGCTGCCACAAATCGCTCCATCGCTCGTAGGGCTCGATCGCCACGGCCTCGGGCGAGCTGGCCACGAATTCGTCCCGGTCCTCGGGGTGGGCGAACAGGTAGAGGCCGTAGCCGCCCCAGCCCGCGCCGCAGTACTTGCAGGCGAGCTCGCGTATGCTTGGTCGCAACGGGTCCATGCCCTCGGCGATCTGCGCCCGGTGCGAGAGGACGACGGCCTGGCTCAGCCGCTTCAGGTCTTCCCGGATCACCGCCTCGCGGGCGACGTCGCCCGCCCGGCGGATGGTGCCGTAGTCCCGATCGCGGCGCGTGAGGCCCGCGGTGACGTGTCGCTGCCCCGTCCACTCGATCGCCATGAGCCCCCGCAGCCAGCTCCCGGGCGTCTTGGTTTCCAGAGAGGGCATCAGCCCGGACCGCCAGACGCACAGGCCGGTTTCGCGGATCACCGCGGCGTCTTGCCAGCCGACGCCCTGCTCGATCTCGGCGTGGATTCCGTTGATGCCGTCTCGCATCGCGGCGGCGGCCGAGCCGCCGAGGCCCGACCCGTGCGGCCAGGCTCGCTCGTCGATGCCCGGGCGAACGGCGCAGTTCACCACGAAGGCGCCGCACTGGGCGAGGTCGGGGACGTCCAGCCAGCCGCCGGCGAAGTCCACCCGCATCGGGATCGTCACCCAGCCCCGGATACGGCGGCGGATCTCTGACACGGAGATCTTCGGATACTCCAGACCCTTCGGTAGGACGACGTAGCGGGCGCCGAACTCCGCACAGAGGTCCCGCTTCGCCTGGGCGTAACGGTCGTCCTCCGTGACGGCGAGGATGTCCGGGCGACGCGCCTTGAAGGCCTCGGCGAAGTCCAGGCCGGGCTCCGTCGGATGGCAGCTTGAGATCACCACCTCGTCGACGCAATCGAGGGCGGCCAGGACGTGGGCCTTGTGCTCGGCGGGCATGGCCGGCGGGCGGCCCTTGTGGCGCATCAGGGCCTCGTCGGAGGCCACCGACACCGTCAGCCAGTCGCCCAGGCTCTTCGCCTGGCGAAGGAAGTGCACGTGCCCGCCGTGCAGGACGTCGAAGCAGCCGCTCACAAAAACCTTGCTCACCTTGCTCATCAGAGGGACATCAGCCCGCGATCTTCGTAGACGCTCTTGCGGATCTCCGGCTGAACGATGGCCCGGCCGATGGCCATCACGAGGGCAACGATCCCGTCGATCCTTTCAGCACTGCGCTTCTTACTTGGTTTGATGTTCTCCGCACTGTCCAGCTCGACGGTCACGTTGGCGGCTTGCCAGCGGAGCATCGGGTTGCCGCCGTGGGCGAGCTGGCCGCCGACGACGAGCTTTTCGAGCGCCTTGGTCGGCGCCGACATGGACGCGAAGCCCTGGCCGAACGGCACGATCGTCAGCCCCTCGGCGGCGAGCAGTTGCTGCAGGTGCTCGCTGTTCCAACGGTCGACGGCGATCTCGCGGATGGCGTACCGCTGGGCGATCTGGCAGACGTCGGCCCGGATGCGGTCGTAATCGACGACGTTCCCGGGGGTCAGCGTCACCAGCCCTTGCCGCGACCAGGTCATGTAGGGGACGCGGTCGCGGCGTTCCCGCAGCGGGGCGTTGTCGGCGGGGACCCAATGCCAGGCCAGCACGGCATTGGTCTTCGGGAAGTACAAATCGAAGGCCGACAGGTCCCGCGTGCTGGACAGGTCCAGCCCGCCGAAGCATTCCTGTCCGACGAGCTCGTCGGGGTCGACGTCGCCCTCGCAGGCGTCCCACCGTTCCAGCGGCAGCCAGCGGGTCTCCTGCTGGGTCTTCACGTTCAAGTGGAGCCGCCGGAAGGTGTTTTCTCGTGCCGGCACCTCGCGGGCCTTTTGGCATTCTGCCGCGAGATGTTCCTTCGAGACGGACACGCCGAGGTTGGGGTTCGCCATCCGCCAGGCCTTCGGCTTCGTCCAATCGTCGTCGACGTCGACGCTGTAGATCACCGGCAGGAAGCTGGCATCCTCGATCACCCCATCCCGCACACGTTCGGCGTAGGCGAGGACCTCGTTGCAGATGGACTCTCGCTCGTGGTCGGCGGTGGTGATGTACAGGACGAGCGGCTGCGCCCGGGCGCCGGTGGAGGTCGTCAGCGTATCGACCAGCTCGCGGTCCTTCTGGACGTGCAGCTCGTCGATGACGACCAGATGGCTGTTGTAGCCGTGCTTGGTCCCGGCCTCGGCCGAGATCGACCGATAGGAGCTGTTCGTATCGGTGAAGACGACGCTGTGCTGGAAGATCTCCGCTCGCCGCGTCAGCTCGGCGTCCTGGCGGATCATCTGCTTGACGATCTCGCGGACGATCGACGCCTGGTCGCGGTCGCCGGCGGCGGAGTAGATCTCGGCGCCCGGCTCGCCGTCGCAGAAACCGACCAGGCAGACGATCCCGGCGGCGAGGGTCGTCTTGCCGTTTTTGCGGGGCACGTAGACGAGGCATTCGCGGTAGCGACGGAGCCCGTCGGGCCGTTTCCAGCCGAACAGGTTGCCGACGATCGCCTGCTGCCAGCGTTCGAGCTTGAGCGGCTGGCCGGCCTGTCGGCCCTTGACGTGGGTCAGGCACTCGTTGAAGAAGTCCACGGCTCGCCGTGCGGCGTCCGGATCCCAGTGGCAATCTCCCGCGGTGGCCCAGGGATCGTAGCCTGGGATCTTCGTGCGGCAGATGGTTCGCAGTGACGTCGGCGCCTTTTGGCGTTTCGTCGCCCGTTTCGTCCGCCTTGCCGGCCGCGACGCGGCCCGCTTGGGCTTAGCCGGAGCCTTTGCCGAAGAACCTCGTCTTGGTGTCCGTGTCGTCTTCTGCGGCGTCGGCATGGAGTCCCACGCGATCGGCCGGGCTCAGCCCGAGCTTCGCCCCGGTCCGCAGCATGGCCTGGAGGGCTTGTTCGGCGGTGATCTCGACTCGCCTCCGCTCGGCCGAGCCCCGGGGCATGCCCTTGCCGCCCCTTCTCAGGACCGACAGAGCCCCGAGCCAGTCGCTGTAGGCCTGGCAGTACCCTGCGATGACCCCCTCATCGGCCAGCGTCAGCACGCCCATGGCCTCGAGGACCGGCAGGAGCCGATCCCAGGTCCGCTTTGCCCGGGCATCGAGTCCTCGGGGCTGCTGGGGTCGACCCGGCGGGGCCTTCGGTTCGCCCTTCCGTTTCTTCGCTCTCCAGGATCCCCGGAGCTTCAGGATCGGCGTCGGCGTCGGTTGTGGACCTCGTTTCCCCATCGTCTGGTCGCCCCAGCTATCTCGTGCCCGGAAACCCGTGCAAAAAAACGCGCGTTTGCCACCCCGGTCTACAGCGGGCGATTTTCAGCTATTTTGACCCCTATCCCCCGCTCGGCCATCGTCTTGCGGCTGTGGCATCGATGGCAGAGGGCTTGGAGGTTGCTCTCGTCGTTACTGCCGCCTCGGGCAAGCGGTACGATGTGATCTACGTCGGTTGCCGCTTCAACGATCCCCTGGCTCTCGCATTCGACACAGAGAGGATGTCGCCGCAGGAACCACGTCCGGAGGCGGCGCCAGTCCCGATCGTAGCCTCGCCGAGCGGAGCTCAGTCGTCCCTCGTCCTCGGTCTTCGCTACGACCACGGCGTGGCGCGGGCAGTACGGTCCATCGCACAGCTCGCCACAGCCCGGCCAGCGACACGGTGTCCTCAATGCGGTTGGCATCAGGCCGGGTTGCCCGTCTGGCCCTTATGTACGGTCAGCGTGCCGACGGCCAGCTTATGGTGCCGGCTGTTGGCGTCGGTCACGTCGAACTCGTACCGGTAATGCTCCGTGTCCCTCGGCGGGTGCATGTTCAGGGCGGCTGTCTCCGTGTCGGTGAGCTCCACCTTGAGCGTCACGGTCGTGCCGTCCTGGCTCACGCTGCCGGCCTTCTTGAAATCGGCCGCCACCGTCGTGCCGCCCTCGAAGGCCGGTTGGTTCAGGAGCCGGAAGACACACGTCGCGGCGGCCAGGCTGGGGCCCGTGTAGTCGGTGATCGTCTCGGTCAGGGCCAGGCCATCGGCGTCGGCGTAGTCGCCTCCGGCGTAGATCTCGAATTCGCCCTCCTCGGCCACGGGTGCGCTGTAGGTCACGCTGATCGATCCGATCTGAGACACCTTCGTGAGGATCGTCGCGCGGTCGGTCGTGCTGCCGCCCCACTGGCTGACGTCCACCTGCAGCTTGTCGCTGCCATACAGGGAATCAAAGACGTTCGCCGGCAGCACGACGAAGTCCTTCCACACCGGCAGACAGACGTCCTCATCCGCAACGAACACCGTCAGCCGCCCCGTGGTCTCCGTGTCCGTGGTGGAGAGGCCGAGCGTGTACATGCCGCCGGCCTTGTGCGTCCATCCGTTACCGGAGATGTCGACGAACGTGGTGCCATCGTGCTTCATCAGCTCGGCAGAATCGGCCGCGCCGAGGGTCACCCCCGTCTCGCCGGTGACGCCGTCGGACTTGTCCACGAAGGTCCCGACCAGGACGGTGGCCGTCGTGCTTTGTCTCAGGGGCTGGCTCACGCGCACCTCAGTTGGGTGTAGTGGTGCATGAAGACGGGAATGCTCGTCGGCATCGGCACGTCGGCCAACACATCACCCATCATGATGTAGTCCAGATACATCGTCGCATAGAAGGCGTCCGGGTTGGAGAACCCGGCCCAGAGCGCGTTGAGCGACATGGCGCTTCCGCCGTGCCCCGAATCCACCGCCTGACAGACCTGCGCCCCGTCCATGTAGACCGTCGCCGTAGCGGCCGATGCGCCTGCGACGTAGGTGATCTGGACCCAATACCAGGTGTCTATGGCAATCGGCGTGGACGACCACGAGAACCCCGTCCAACTCCCGTCGTCGCCCCTGCATCGGACGCCAAATTGAAGGTCGCTGCCGCTCTTGCGGATGTCAACGTGAACGCGCCCCGATGTCCCCTGGAGCATGTAGAACGCCCGCACATCCTCGCCATCGTCCCAGCCGATCCCTCCGTCGAGCCGGAACCACATCCCGACGGCCATCGTGTTTGTGAAGCTGTAGTCCGTCTGCTTGGCGTAGGCGTCGTCGTCGCTCGATCCGGCCACATCGCAGGCGAGATAGTACGTCCCCTCGATGCGCACCCCGACCGCAGACCCAACGGCCACAGAGCCGCCGTTGTTGGCAACTTGTGACGACCAGCCATCGGGCCAGGAACCCGTCTCGTGGTCTATGGTCGCGCGGAGCGCCATCTAGGCCTCCCCAAGAACACCAACCCGCCCAGCAGCAGCATCGCCGTCGCCGGTTCGGGAATCGGGCGGGGGTCGGTGTCGTACAGCCAGTAGTTGCCCACGTCGGCCTCGATTTCGGCTTCGGCCGGGGAATGAAAGAGCTTGGCGTCCTCGCCACGAACCATCAGGCCATGCAGCCAGTAAATTCCCGCCGGGACAACGCCTTCGTAATAGATGTTGTCGTCGTTGGAGTTATCCTCGGGCGTGGGGTCGGCCTCAACATGAGGCGCCCAGGTCAGATCGGCATAGAGAACGTGCCCGCAGACGTACTTCGTCCCGCCGATCCACTGCACCATCTCCGGGCCACGATCTGCCCACGGGTTCAGGTCGGCGTAGCCGAAGACGTTTACCGGGTTGTCGCCCGTCCACGTCGGTTTGAAGCGGATGCCGGTGAGGTCCGTAGCGCCACGGCGGTTGTCGATGACGCCCAGCATGGCGACGTACTTGACCCCGTTCGGGTCGCGGAGGGTGTTGCCGTCGCGGTCCAGTTCGGCGGCGTCGATGTAGTCGTTCTCCCGTCCGGCCGGCAGAGTCGCCGCCAAGCTGCTCGCCGTCACCGCAAGCAGCACCAGCCCCGTCAGCCCTTTGATGCTCGTTCTCATGGTCGTCTCCTTTCGAGAGTGGCGTTCACCATCGAGATTGTACCACGAGCGCCAAGGGTCGGGGCGGTTTCAGACCTGGCCGATGATCTGGTCGGGTCCGAGGCGGTCCATCTCCAGCGGCGGCATGGCCACGGATGCGGCCTGGGATGCGGGCCTGGCAGGCAGCGGCAGGCCGCTGGCCCGCAGGTTCGCCCGACCCCGAGCCAGCAGGCCGTTGGCCGAAGACGGGCAGATGCCCATCCGCGAGGCGATCTCCCGCTGGGACAGCCCATCGTGATGATGCCATGCCAGGGCGATGAGCTGCCTCGCGGTGAGCCGCTTGGCGGCCCCGGAGACGATTCGCAGCCGCAGCCGCGACATAGCCCCTCTGTAAGACGGCTCCGTGCGCTCGCGCCTATGCGTCAAGTCGTGCTCCTGTCGGTTATTAGGCAATCAGTCATGGCCGCATCCTTTGTTGCCCCCGCGAACAGGGGGCCGCTGATGCGGCGGTTGGCCTCCCCGCATATGATCCGGCTCGCCGTCATGAGCCAGACTCCCCGCCGTCGGCGGGATGAGGGGCTCGCAGCCGCGCGTTCTCCTTGCGGAGCTGCTCAATCTCGTCCCTGAGCATGGCGATCTCCATGTCGGCTGCTGCGCGCTCATCGACCGTCATCCAAACAAGCGTTTGCTCCTCGCGGATGATGCGGTCAACCATCGCCTTGATCTTCTCGTCGGCGTGTTCCTTCCCGGTCAGCTTCTTTCCGGCGATGCGAAACGCCTCCTCGATGATCTCGCGCTCTGTCATGGTGTCTCCTTCTCCCGCTACCGATCATCCATCTTGTTCTGAATCGCCAGCCACACACACAGCCCCACTAGCACCCCCGTCCAGCCGCCAGCCGCCCAGGGAATCCAAAGCCACGTCGGGCAGCCTAATACCGCCCGAGCCGACACCAGCACACCAATACCCAGCGCGACCCCAAGAGGGGCACAGAGCGTGCCAATCAGGGCGCCAGACACCCACACTTCCGCATCTCGCCACCAAGGTCTCATGACTTCTCCTTCTCCCCGCCGTCGGCGGGCTTGTTCCGCGTTATGGTTTTTCCTCCCCGCCGACGGCAGCGGCGGCTTCGGCGAACATTTTCGCCCGCTCCTTTTCCAGACATTTGGGACACCATTGAAACATCCCGTCGCACGGCGCACACCAGCCAAGCTTCGCGGCGTCTTGCCACCTTTCAAGAAATATCGTTTTCCCGCATAGATCACATACCACTTGCACAACGTTTATGCACCGAATCGCCATCGCTGTTCTCCTTCTCCCCGCCGTCGTCGGGCTGGGCGGCGCCCGTTTGATCACCTTCCCTGTTCATCGCTTCTCCTGCCCGCCGGCAGCAGATCGCAGAGCCTCGCGGCCGACCGGGCATCCAGGATTGCGAGGCCGGTGAGCGGCTTGCGGGTCGCGTTCTGGATGGGCGTGCCGTCCGGCCAGGTCCAGAACGGGTCGGGCTCGTAACGCTCCCGCCGCTCGTAGCCGGCGGGCACCAGCCCCGCGAGGTAGCAGCCGTAGCAGACATCCTTCCAGGGCGTCTCGATCGGCCCGCCGCACAGACGGCACCGCGGGCCCTGGATTTCGTCTCGGGCTGTCGTCGCATGTTGCCCTCGAGCTCGGCGTCGCTGGCGAGAAACCATCCATGGTCCGATCGTGCCGTTGGCCATGCCCACCATGGGCATGTTGTTACACAACACTACTGTTGTTCATTACATACATACATAACATGCCCATGGTGGGCAGCCGATCCACATCTTGGGGCTTCCGGTCCTGACCGACCCCAGCGGTAGGGGGTCCGTTTTCGCCGTCCTCGCCAAGTCGACTTCAACTCGAGTGACACTCGACTTCAACTCGACTTCAACTCGACTTGGCGTGCCGCAAGGCGACTTCATCTCGACTTCATCTCGACTTGAACTCGACTTCATCTCGACTTGGCTGATCGCATCATCTCCCGCCTGTTGGCATCTGGCCGATTGCCAACAGGTACCAACAGGTTATCCACAGGCGACGACGGCGAGCAGGCCGGCATCGTCCAGGGCATTCTGGAGGGCTTCGCGGCCGATGCGGGTCTGCCCGACCTGGGCGAGGAACTCCCCAAGCACCTTGCGGAGGTGGCCCCCGCCCGCGTCTCGATCCACCATCGCGTTAAGAAGATCCTCGTGCTCACCCGCTGGCGTCTCGTCGGGTCCGGGCGGCATCATGAAGTTGAAGGCGAGCTGGGCGATGGACTGCTGCGCGGAGCCCTCAGACATGAGGGCCGCACGGGCGAAGGCGGCTCGCCCTCGCCGCCTGGCCTCGCTGACGGCCCCGGCGTACAGATCCGGATGGGCCGGCCCCCAAAAGTAGCCGTGGCCCGGGACGCCGACGATCCGCCATTCTCGCCAGTGCACCTGGGCATAGGTCACCAGGGCCCGGACGGCTCGTGGCCCGCCACGGTGCAGAAACAGCGCCCTGGCGACCTGGTCGCCCGTCATGCACCTGGGCGTGATTTCCGGGACGCCATGGCCCTGCAGCAGGCTTTTCAGTTCATCGACGAGCCCGTCCAGTCCCGTCCGGGTTGCGGGCAAGCTCCGCAGGCCGATGGGATCCCATGACGGCCGCGTGCGCTCGTGTCTGACATACGGCCAGATGGTATCCGGCAGATCTGCGTGACGTGGTTCGTGTGCCATCTCACCTGTCCTTTCCGGGTTCCTGGTCCTCGACCGCCCAGCCTTTGCTGAGTGCCGTGCGGATCCATGCGGCGGGGTTTTTCAGGCGCTTGGCCTGGGCTCGCGCCGCCGCGCAGACCTGGACGATGCGCGCGGGCCGATAGGTGGCCATGATTTTGCCGGCGCCGTTGACCCCGAACTCGGCGAGCGCGGCGATCGCGTCGTGCTCGGCCCGGCTGGGATTCTTGGTAGGGGCAGGTGATGGAGACGCAGGAGATGCCCCGGCGACATCGAGATCGGCCGTGGGTCCCTGGCTGCCGTCGTCGCGGCCATCCTGGCCGCTGTTACGCTCGCGCTTGCAGTGCCCCGGACGGGTCGTCCCGTCCGTGGTTGGTTGACAGCCGACAGGGGCTCTGTCCGTGCTTTCGGGTACATCCTCGACGTCGCCCGGCTCCGCGGCCTGCCGGGGCATCTCCCGCGTCTCCATTCCTGGGCAGCCGGCCTGGCCGAGCACTTCGATGCGGACCTGGCCGCTGCTGTCCAACGTGATGATGAGGCGTGTGGTCACTGTCGCCCGATCAGATGCTCGTCCTCGGCCTCGCAGATCGCCCATATGAGGGCGAGCAGCAGGACCGCCGCCACCAGTCCGATGATCACGCCCGCGGTTGCGAGAACCATGCCAGAAAACTCCTTTCCCGGTGAGCAGCGGGCCGCTCCGACGGTGACAGAGGAGTGGCTAGCGGTGTTTCGGGCGGACCCGCCGCTCACCGTTTGATCCTGCCGCACGAGCGGCAGTGTGGCGTAACGGAAGCGCGTCTGCCTGCCGGGCGGGCAGGGCAGTTGGATGGCAGGGATTTCCCGATCGCCGGGCGGCGCCCGTCGGGCGTGCTGGCGGGCTGCATGGCTGGGCGGCCACCGCCTCAGCATGGCGTCCGGTCGGGAGAGTCCGGAGCCAGGGTGGTGCCGTCGAGGCGCCGCATCCGGCGTCGGTTTTTGGGACAACTGTGGGCCTGGGCCCCGGGTCAGGCTGTACGTGCGGGCCGTCGGTGGCGGGGGCGCGCCGTCGGTGGCGTCGGGTCATCGGCGCCCCCCCCGTCGCGGATCACCGGTTGGCGTGGCGTCCGCAGCTTCCAGACGTCCAGGGAGCCGACGGCGAAGCTCTTGGCATGGATTCGCCAGTCGTCTCGTCGGAGCCGGCCGCCGCATCGTGGGCAGCGGCACTCGGTAAGGGGCGCGGGCCAGGTCCATACCCAGCGGGCGCGGCACGTCATACAGAGGGCTTGGGCGGACACGATGAGGAATCCCCGCGGTTCCATCCTGAGGTTGAGCCGTCCGTGAGGCCACGGTGAACGGCTCCCCTGTTGAGCGATCCCCTGGGGGCAGGAGCAGCGAGACGCATGCAGGCCGCAAGAGCCGGTTGCTCCCATAGTACCATATATACGCAGGCGTAACGGCAGTTTTTCGACCGCCGGACGAACATATCTTATCGGACGGGCCGGGGCGAGAAATCATGTCTCATCCCCCCGATCGTCCGCCACGACCAGCTCGCCCATCGGCACGCGGAGGGCCTTGGCAAGGGCCGCCACCGTCGCCTCGGCCACGCCGCCGCCGGTCAGTGCCCGTTGCACGGTCGTCCAGGCGAGCCCCGACTGCTCGGCCAGCTTCACCATCGACCAGCCCTTCAGCAGCCGGGCCTTCTCCAGCCGCGAGATGTCGTATCGGTAGGTCATCGCTATCACGGTAGAGGTCATCGGTTACCCTGTCAAGTCTTTTTTATCTTTTTTCTTCACTTCTCACGCCAACGTTCTATCATACTCACGAAGGGAGTTTGCCATGATCGGCGAGATGATCCTGCTGTTTCTCGGCTGTGCGACCTGGCTGTTCGGGACGATGATCGCCTTCGCCGTGCCCGGGCTGCATCCGGAGATCCTCTGGGTCGGCGGCTGGCTCATGTGCGCCGCCGCCCAGGCCTGCCAGACCCTTCGGAAGATTCAGCGCCAGCAGCCGGGGGCATAGCCGCCCAGCAGATCGGCGCCTCGCGCCCGCCGGGGTTGTCCTTACCCGGCCGCACGCCTGGGCAGCTTCCGCCAGCCAGCAGAAACCGCCGGCACCGCTCGCACCAGGGGCTGTGGCCCGCCACGGTGCGGAACTCGTCAGCCATCCGACTGATCGTGCCGCCGGTTTCCATCACGTCCTCGCTGCGCATAGCAAGAGCGCCGACGCGGGAAAGGAGGGGGAACCCGCGCGGCGCTCTTACCGGACACGCTCGGGCCGCGCCACACGGCCCGGGGATTTTTGACAGGAGTCAGGGCACAGGGGACAGTGGGCAGGGGTCAGGGGTCGAACTTGGCCGACCAGGCCTTGGCCTTCATGCGTCTCACCGTCCGGTGCAGCTCGCTCTCGGCCTTCCGGGCGGTAGCCTGGGCCTCTACGCGGCGCTTCCAGCCGTCCGGCTGGGCCATCGAGTTCGCCACGACGGTCTCCAGGGCCGCCTGCCGTCGTCGCCCGACGATCGCCATCCACACGATCGCCACCGCCGCCGCCGCCAGAAACGCCACGGTCCCGCCGTCCATCACCACGGCCCCGACGTTCCAGCCGCCGTCGCCCGCCGCCTGGTCGCCAGCGGTGGCCCGATGCTCGTCCGGGGCGTCCACGCACACGTCCAGGTCGCCGCGAGCCTCGACAGACGCCCCGGCAGCCCGAACGGCCCCGGGCGACACATCGACCGGGGCAGAGCACGACGTCGCCAGGAGCCCCGCCAGGACGCCCGCCGCAGAAATCAGAGGGCCAGCAGCAGCGGCAGCATGGCGCCGCCCGCCTTGAGAATGGCCAGCAGGACTTCCCATTGTGCTCGCTCCCGTTGGATCTTCCGCACCGTCGCCGCGATCGCCGCCTGGCGGGTGCTCTCCATCAGCCTCACGCGCTGCTCCGCGGTGCCCCGCCGGATCAGCAGGTCCCACGCCGCCCGGTCCCGCCGCGCGCCCAGGCCGGCGAGCACCCGCTCGACCTCCAGCATCGACTCGGTCGCGGCCAGGTCGATCAGGCCCGGCAGGATCTCGGCGATCGGCCCGAGCAGCTCCGGGTGGTCCCCGAAGGCGTCCGTCAGCAGCTCCATCAGCTTCGCCGTCAGTGCCGCGATGATCGCCGCCTGATTGTCGGCCGCGCTGCCGTTCTCCGCACTCATCCGCCATCACCCCCTCCACCCTCATCGGGAAGAGGCGTCAGACGGCCCGCCTCGAAGTAGTCGGCGACGGCCTTGCAGTTCGCCGCCGCCTGTTCGGCCATCCGCAGCCACAGCTCGAGCGCCACGTGCTGGCGAGCCGCCCTGTCCTCGACCGTCTCGCCGGGCGGTGCCCGCCAGGGATAGCTCTCGGCGGCCTTCGCCTCCTCGACGGTGGCATTCAGGGCGGACTCGGCCGTGTACAGGGCCGCCCTGATCTCCTCGGGCGGCTGGTGGCAGCCGCCCAGCAGAACCGCCATCGCCACCAACGTCACCGCCAGCAACGCCAGGGCGAATCCGTCCCCCCTGTGCCGACTCGCATGTCGCGTTTCCATGTGCTGCTCCTTGAAAGGGTCTGCCGGTAACAGGAGTCACTGCACCTGCTGGAGCATTTTGCTGATCCAGCCGCCGACCAGCCCGCCGCCGATCCCGCTGCTGAGTGCCGCGCCGATGGTCATCCACATCAGCCGGTCCGTCTTCCGCCTCGCCGGACATTGCGCCGCATGAAGATCGAGGCGAGCCTGTTCGAGCTCGTCATGGCGAGCGTAGACCGCCTCGGCCGCCTGGTAGGCGACCTCGCGGATGTAGGCCTGGGTTTCAGCAGTCAGTTCCATCGGTGATCCCCGTGATCAGAAGAGCCCCTCCGGACAGGTGAACTCGGGATCTTCAAGCAGGTCGTACAGCATGGCCTCCAGGCGATGCTCGCAGCGGATCTGCTCGATGCCCGGGCCCTTGATCAGGTGGGGGCACAGCCGCCCGCAGGTGGAGGCGTGGCAGCACTGGTTGAGGCGGTGCAGGCTCAGGGCGGCGGCAGCCGCCTCGCGCCCGCGTGACCCCAGGAGCCGGGCGTGCATCGCCAGCATCGTCTTGCGTTGGCTGTTGCGGGGCCTGGTCGTCTTGCCGCCGCACCCCATTAGAATGTTACCGTCGCCGTGCAGCCGGAGCAGTCACCCTGTCCCTGCACCTCCACAGTTCCCACGAACAGACCGCATACGCATTGCATGTCCGCGACGGTCATGTCATCCACAAACGTGAAGCCATCAACGTAGATTCTCCATCCGCCGGTGATTTTGATTATCACCAGCGGTGACGACGTTTCGGAATGCCGCCATCGCCAAGTATCCAGTATGTATTGGTCCCACTGATAGGTGCCGCCCCGTTCTTCGCACCCTTCTTGGTCGGCACACGAGCCGGAAACGGTCACCGTAAGCGATGGCTGTTCCCCTCGGCACCAGCAGCAGTAATCTCTTGTGGCAACACCCCCCTTAGCGACCAGCAAAAGGCCCCCAGATATTTGGATTCCGTCACCCATGCCTCGGTTACTCCCAACACTCTTCTGTCTTGGGCGTCTCGCCGAAGGCAACTAACAGCTTGAGCGTGCCATCAGAGGCGCGGCAGGCAATAGCGTAACGGCTTGTCGCCCCGCCCGGGGCATCCCGGGCTTCGCCTGCATACCAATAGGCGCAGTTATGATGCCGTGGTTTCTCAGGAGTCATCCCCGTCGCTGCAACATAAGCGTTCTGCCGTAGGACCGTCGCGTCGTCCAGGTCTTTGACGGTGTAGGTGTAGCTGCACTCGGTCGAGGATGAGCCGGCCACCCCCCCGTCCTTGGTTACCAGGCAGGGGATCACGTGCTTCCGCTTCGACAGCTTCTCGGCGAGGCGGTTGGGGTTGACGCGGGCCGTCGCCCCGGTCCCCACGTGCGAGATCTCTATCACCCCGTCGCCCGTCAGCCCGAGGAAGGCGTTGCACACGTCCACCAGGCGGTTGAGGTGCGCGGCGGACAGTCGGCGCTGTCCGGCCTCGAAGTGGGGAATCTTGGCCATCGGGGTTAGGAGGCCGCCTCTCGCAGCGTGCAGGTGGCGATCAGCCCCTGGCCCTGCGTGCCGGTGGTGCCGGAGGCAGTGACGACGATCGCCAGCGTCTCCCCGTCTTCCAGGTCGGCGTCGGAGATCGTCCCGGAGCAAACCTCGTAGTCCGCCACGGTGGTGTCCACCGTCACCGCCGCCGACAGCACGCTGGCGAGCGTCGTCGCCGTCTGGCTGGCCGACTGCAGGTCCACCGTGAACTGCTTCGCGCCGCCGGCGGGCGCGTCCTGGCAGACCACCTCGAACGCCACGATCTCCGCCGTCGAGCCGTAGACGGTGTAGATCGGCACCGTCGCCGTCGCCACGTCCGTCCCGTCGTCCTGCCGGTAGGTCAGGGCGTGCTGGTGGACGAGCTTTGTGGCCGCGATCCCGGCGGCGCCGCCGACGTCCGCGTCGACGATCGTCCCGGCGGGGATCCGCAGCTCGTTGCAGCTAAGCGTCCCGGCGACGTGGTGGTCGCCGTCCGTTCGCGACAGTCCCATCGCAAGCTCCTCTCAGAGCCCAAGGCCGTTGAAGGCCTTGGGCTCGTAGATCTGGTAGGTCTTGATCCCCGTGCCGTCGACCAGGTCGCTCGGTGGCCGGCCCGTGTCCGGGTCCATCCAGATGACCCGGGCCCCCCAGCCGTCCGGGTTGTACTGGAAGCTGTAGGTCACCTGCCAGGAATCCCCCCCGTCGGCGGATCGGCCGACGATGCCGGTGCACAGCCAGGTCCTCGCCGCGGAGCCGGGATCGAACTTCCAGCCCCCGTCGTTCACCGTCCCGACGTAGCTGCGTGCCTTCGCACCCGGCGAGGACGACTCGCGGCGGGTGTAGTTCATCGTCACCTCGGGCCGCAGGCGGCTGACGAGGCCCGACTGGTCCGGGTGATCGGCATAGGAAACAGTCATCACGTTGCCGTTGATGTCGGTGTTGACCTCCTCACCGACGAGCGAGGCCCCGACCTCGATGTCCGAGTCTTCCTCGCCGCCGGACGCCTCGTCGGCGGCGTCGCGGTGATCGTAGGTCAGCGTGCAGCGGGCGGTGTCGTGGCTGACCATCTCGACGTCGATCCGCTGCAGCCGGGCGGTGGCGATCTCCGGATGCGGATCGTTGATGCTCAGCCCGAGCGCGTCGGCCGCCTCGGTCTGTCGCTCGTAGGCGTTCACCGCCGACAGACCCGTCACGATCGCCACCCGCACGGGGTGGTCGCCGGCGGCGTCTCGCTGCAGCCGGGTCTGCTCGAGGATGTCCCAGGTCACGCTACTCATAATCTCATCGTCTCACGGTCTCACGGTCCGATGAGGGCCCCGCCGTCGCCGCTGATCCGCTCGAGCAGCCCGGTCTGTCGCCGCAGCTCGGTCACCTGCTGCTCGTTGAGTTTCTGGATCGGGTCGCGGGCGCCGACCGACAGCCCCTCGACGGCCAGCCGGGCCGATTCAATCTGCCGGAACTGGCCGAAGCGGCCCTGCCCGGCCTGGTCGCGCTCGTATGCGGCGGCCATCAGCGCCGCCGTCTCGTCCCGCTCGGCCGCCATTCGGTCGAACTGCCGCTTCTCGACCGCCGCCCGCTCCTCGGCCTTGCGTTCGGCCAGTTGGGTCATCTCGTCCTGGACGCGCCCGTACTCTTTGCGAATGTGGAACCAGGCGTTTCCCCATATATCCTGCAGGCTGCGCTGTAGGGCTTTTGCCTCAACCTGTTGAATCATTCCCGCGAGGATCCCTCGCTTTTGTTGCGCGGCACCTTCCCCTATCCCTCCCAACGTTAGTGCCCCCTGGTACTTGAGCATGCGGAAATTGGCCACCATCTTCACCAACATGTCATCCATGGCCCGCAACGAAGCGAGTTGTTCCTGTGGATGGGCCCATGGGTTCGCTCGGAACTCGGCAAGTGCTTGATCATAGTGATCTAGAAGCACCCGAGCCGTATCCATGCGCTCCTTAAGCAACTGCTCTTCGATCGGCACCCCCTGCTTGCCGCGAGCCTGGTCGATAAAGTACTTCCAGCCTGCGGCGACCTCCATGGTCTTCTTACCAACCGATTCAAGCATGTCCGACCAGGTGTTTTTTAATTGATCAAGTTGGCCGGTCAGCGTCCCTGCCTCGGCCTGGGCGACCCGGAAGTTGTCCGCCCCGATCCGCAGGAGCTCGTTGAACTTCTGCGACGGGCTGAGCAACTCGTTGAGCTTGATGCCGTAGCGGGTCAGCATCGCCGTATCGCCGATCGCCGCCCGGGCGACCAGCCGCATCGACGCCTCGAGCTGGATCCCGAAGGCCTTGGACAGGCCGATCGCCGCCGTGGTGGCGTCTTTGAGCTGCTGCCCGGACAGCTTGCCGAGCCCCGCGCCCAGGGCGCCCAGGGCGATCACCGCCTCGTCGCCGAGCGTCGTCTGCTTCTGGATCCCCGCGGCGAACGCCTCGAAGTCTTTGGTGGCCGCTCGGGCGTCCACGCCGAGGTTGCCCAGGGCCGCCGAGAGCCGGGCGGTGGCCTGCTCCTGCTCGCGGAAGAGCTGGACGGCCTCAGAAACCTTGCCGAGCAGCATCCGCGCGCCGAAGTAGACCGCCAGGCCCTTCATGGTGGTCTTGAGGGTGTTGACGGACTTCTGGAAGCCGCTGACGTGCTTCTGCGCGCCGCGCATCTGCCGGCCAAACGGTCCGGTGTTCGCCCGCAGGTTGATCAGGAGGTTACCGATCGTCGCCATCGTTTTGACAAGCTGTCGCTCGCCCCAGGGATCCCGGGATCAGTTGGGAGTAGTTGCCCAGAAACCGCTTCATCTCGCCCGGCGTCCGCGCCTTGCGGCCGGCCTGCACCAGCGGCATGAAGTCGCCTGGCTTGTAGGCTCGGCCCCGCTTGCCTCGCCAGGCGTTGGCCATCGCCGCGCAGATCAGCCCGCTGCGCAGGTCCGCCCGCTCCTCGCCCCAGGGCTCCTCGTGGAAGTACGCCGCCCACTCGGCCAGTTCGCGGGCGTCCACGGTGGTCAGCAGCTCGCGGACGGATCGGCTCAGGAGGGCGGCCAGGCGGAAGTAGAACCGCCTCGCCGGCCGCCGCCTCAGTTTTTTGCCAGCTCCTCGACGTCCGCCGCCCGCAGGCCGTTGATCTCCTGGGCGATGGCGAAGAGCCGGTCGAGCACGGCGGCGGACTTCTCGCCCAGCAGCCCGGCGTCGTCGTCGGCGAAGAGCCGGTTGCCCTTGGCGTCCACCAGTGTGCGGACCAGCAGGCGGGCCCGCAGGTTCGCCAGGTTGCGGTCCCCGTCGGCCCCGGCGAGCAGCGAGGCCTCGAAGGCATCCCGCTCCGCCCCGGTCATCGTCCGCAGCCAGACCCCACCGCCCCACTCGGGCACGGCGGCCTCGCGGCGTGGCAGGTCCTCGGCCGCGAGGATCTGGTCTTTGCTTAAAAATCCCATCGTCGTGTCCTTTCCGGGCCTCCGGGCCCGATGCGAATCAACCCGTCGCCGTCAGGTGTCAGGTGTCAGGTGATCGCCCCGGTGAGCTGGAAGGTCACCGTCGCGCCCAGCTTGTCCTCGGCCGACGCCGAGGGCGACAGGCTCTGGACCAGTGCGTTGAAGGTCCAGGCCGTGGTCGCCGCGTCGTTGAAGACGAGGGCGTAGCTGGTCGCCGTGGCCGTCAGGTCGGCCTTGAGGGCGGTGTGGGTCGTGTTGCCGGGCAGGAAGTTGAGTTCGCAGGTGATCTGACCGGGATCGATCATGCCGCCGGCGTACTCCTTCCAGCCGCTCGCCGAGTCCATGTTGGACAGGTCGACCATGCCGCGATCGATCCCCGGCCCGTCGATGGAGACGACCTCCGCGACGGTCGTCCCGGTCGTGCCGCCCTTCTTGAGCAGGCAGCCCCATCCTCTGGTTCCCGCAGTTGCCATCGTTCGTTACTCCTATCTGTACCGCAGGTTACTCTTCGTGCCAAAAATCCCAGTCCTGGCGGATGCCGTAGAACCGCCGCTGGTCCAGGTCCGTCGGGGCCTGCTGCACGTCGTCCTCATCGACAAAGGCGCCATGGATCACCGTGACGTCATCCGCCTCGCCGCTGTAGTCGGCCAAACAATCGTGCACGTGGTCGGCCAGTGTCCGGGCGCCCGCGTAGCTCGACGCCCATATCGTGAGCTGGAAGCGGGGTCCCGCCCAGCCCGATTCCCCCTCAAGACTCCGTATCTTGGGGGTCGCCACCCGCTGATACACGATATATGGGGCACTCGCCCCCGGCGGGGCCGTCAGCGGGTAGATACGGGCCACGACCAGGGCGGCCACGTCCTCGTCCGCCCGCAGCAGGGCCACGATGCCGGTCTCGATGCTCATCGTTGCTTGACCCCGGCGGCGGCCTCGCGCTCGACGCCCGCGTGCAGGGTCTTGACGCCCTCGTCCACCGCCCGGCGGCCGTGGCTCACGTACGCCTTCCGCATGAACGGGATCGCGGGCACGTGGCTGCCGTCGGGGGCCTCGTGGCCGTACTCGATGGCGGCCGGAATGTAGGATCGACCCGTCCATCGGCTGACGTGGACGAGCTGGTCGTTCGCCTCCGGCGAGATGGCGATCCGCATGGCGTAGGTCCCCCGCCGGTGCTTCTTGTACGTGCGAAGTCCCAGGTGCCGCTTGAGCAGCTTGCCCATGTCGCCGCCGACCATGCTGATGGCGTTCGCCTGCGCCTCCGGCAGGACGACCTTGCCGGTCGCCCGCACCGCCTGGCGGATCACCTTGCGTTGAAGCTTCGGTTCGATCTGCTCGAGCTTCCGCTGGAGGGCCTTGTCGCCCTCGAGGTCCATGGTCATGCTCGCGCCCACGTCAGACGACCTCCTTACAGAGGCACTCGAGCAGGAGGTTCTGCTCGCCCGGGTTGATCATCTGGACGATTTCCAGGACGCGATCGCGGTAGAGGAAGCGATGCCGCGCGGTCAGCGTCTTCATGTAGCGAAGCGTCACCTTGTGAGAGACCTCGCCGATGAGCTGCTCGTTGGCGATGATCTCGCGGCCTCGCACCGGCTCGACGGCGGCCCAGCGGACGCCGATCTTCGACCACGTGACGGTGACCTGGCCGTCGTCGGCCTGGCTTTCAACAGGCTCCTGGACCGTGACGCGATGTCGAAGTCGTCCGCCCTGCATCGGTTGGTTATCGGTAGTCCCGGATGCCTTCGACGGCCAGCAGGCTTCGCACGCCCATGGGCAGAACGCTGGCCGCCTGGCCCACAAGGGTCGCCTCGCGGTGCTCGTAGAGGTGGCCGACGGCCAGGAGGATCGCCTGGCGGTCCGTCGCGGGGACGTCCGCCGCCTCGTCGCCGTAGCCGGCGACGTAGATGATTTCGACGTCGTTGACCTCGCCGTAGGTGCTCGGCCACGTCTGTTGGTAGGCCAGGCTGACCGCGCCGGGCTCGGCCGCCGTGTCGACGTAGTAGGTCGCCGCCGCGAGCGTCTGCTGGGCGTTGTTGCCGTCCTGGTACTTGATCGACGTCACCGACTGCAGCGGCGGACGGGGCAAATAGAGCTTGCCGGTCCAGAACCCGTCGCGATACATCGTCCAGGTCTGCTCGATGAACGCCCGGCCGGCGAGCTGCTCGCACTGCTGGCGGGCGGCGGTGATCAGCCGGTCGACCAGGTCGTCCTCGTCGTAGCTGTCGAGGCGCAGATGCAGCTTCGCCTCGGCCCGGGTGACGGGCTCCGTCGCGGCGTCGGTTGTGCGGGACAGTTTCATCACGTCGTCTTGCGGCGGCCCGCCTGCCGCTTCCGGGGCTTGCCGACCGGTCGGGCCGCCTGCTCGGCCGACGGCTCGGCCGTGGTCGTTTCGACGGCCGGGGCCTGCTCGGGTGCGGGCTGGGGCCGCTTGCCGTCGTCGGCCGCCTCCGCGACGCCCCGACCGATCAGGTCGCGGCCGAAGCTCTCTTGCCCGGGCTTGAGGGTCAGCAGGTGACCCGTCGGGTAGCCTGCATAGTTCGCGAGGAAGCGTATCTTCATCGTTGTCTCCTGCTCTGTTGCCGGCGGCTACTGCCAGGCGTCCTTGGGTTTACCGTTCTCCCAGAAGTCTTTGGGCGTCTGCCAGACGGCCTTCGCCTCCGGACCCGGCCGGCCCGGCCATCCGATCATCAGCTCGGCGTGGCCGATCACCACGCGGGGGGCCAGGTAGAGGGTGTTGCCGAGCTTATGCCACCACCGCCAGAACCAGATGTCGTCATCGACCCGCCCCTCGTCCCAGCGGCCGTCGGGGCCCGGGCGGCTGTGAAACCACGGCTTCTTCATCGCCTTGAGCTTCTCCGTCCGGATCAGCGTCAGGCCGAAGTGCGCCGTCGTCACCTGTAGAAGCTCCTGCTGCAACTCCTCCATGGCGACCTTGTCGCGGTTCTTCCCGTCGTCGCCCTGGATGGTCATCATCGGATAGGGCGTGTGACGGTGGATCTGGACCGGGGCCAGGGCATCGATCTCCGGGTGAGCGGCGAACAGCTCGCAAAGCCGGCGGACGTCGTCCACGGTGAAGACGCTGTCGTAGTCGAGCGTCAGGATCGCCCCGGCACCCTCCTCGACCGTCTGCTCCATGCCACGCTCGAGGCATTGCCCCCAGAACGCCCCAGAAACCTTCTTGAGCCCGATCTTCAGCGGAAGAAAGGCCTGGAAGGCCGCGAAGAAGTTGTCCTGGAAGCCCAGCCGCGGAATGCTCATCACCGCCGAGACATGCAGATCATCGCGCGGCCCGTAGGTGGTCGGCTTCGGGGCCGAGGCCGGCTGGACCACTGGAAACGCCGGCTGGCCGTGCATGCTCATCGGCTTGCGGCCCTGGAGGTTCAGGCTGATCGGCAGGCTCGCACAGTCGCCGACCTCCGTGGTCCACGGCTCGATCTGCTCGAGCCCCGCCGCCTCCAGGAGGCCGCGGAGCTTCTGCTCGTTGAAGATCGATCGGTGGAAGTCGTCCTCGTCGCCCTGGCCGCCCATCAGCCACGCCTCGATCGGATCGTCGTGCCCTGGCTCATGGTATCGCTTGACGATCGCGGTGAAGTTTGGCACGGCGATCCGCAGCAGCCCGCCCGGCTCGAGCGCCCGGATCCAGTCACAGAGGATCTCGGGCGTCCGCTGGTGGCTGAAATGCTCCAGCAGGTGGCTGGCGCGGATCTCGGCCACCGAATCGTCGGGGTACTTTAGCGGCACCGCCTCGCCGCCTCGCCGGTGATCCACGGCCACGTAGCCGGGGATGTGCGAGATCCCCGACCCGAGATTCAGCTTCAGAGGTTTTGCGGCGCTGTCGTCGCCGTCCGCGCGTAGCCCAACCTTTCCATCGCCCATCCATGTATCTCCCAAAAGCGTGCCTCGTCCTCGGCACTCATTTCGTGCCGCCACGTCCCGATCCGCCCTTTGCGGAAGATCTTCGGGACCAGACGGCGGAAGCGATCGAAGTCGTTGCGCCAGTCCGTGCGGACGGGCGGCCCCAGTGTCTTTGCCATCTCACCGATCGCCCAGCCGGGCCGCTCGAGCAAGTCCTCGTAGCGTACAAGCAGCGTATTCGGCCGGCCGCCCGGCCAGGGCGCCCAGCGGGCGACGTGTTCCGCCCACCGCTGCCAGCTCGGCAGACCGTCGATCACGTAGCGGACGGGCCGGTTGTACATCGCCGCCATCGAGCAGCAGGCGTCCCGACCGTCCCGGACCACGTAGATCGCGGGACGGTCGTCGCCCTCGATCGGCCACCGGTGGGTCTTGACCACGGCGCCAGGCAGATGGAACCGCATCGTGATGCCGGGCACCGGCGGGTTGACGTAGGCCCTCCGGTTGGGCAGCAGCCCGTCCAGCATCGGCTCGTTGTAGATCGACGGGCAGTCGCGGTCCCAGCAATGCTGGATGATGAGCCGCGCGAGGGTGTTGCCGCTCCGCGGCCAACTTGCCAGCCAGATCACGGCTACAGGTTCACCAGGGCCTTGACGCCTGCGATCGTGGTGTTGATCGCGCCCTCGTCGCCTCGGAAGAGGTTGGCGATCGCGACGATGCCCTGCGTGGTGAGCGGGGTGACCACGACGCGGAGGTACCGCTTCCGCCCGCGGCAGTCGACGTTGAACTTCACCCCGTAGTTGCCCTCGGTGAGGGCGGCCGGGACGTCGAAGTCCGTGTCACCCACCGCGCCGGAGATGTCGGCGAAGCTGGTGGCGACGGTCGTGTCGCACTCCTGCAGCTTGAGCGTGCTGGGGTTGTTGGTGGCATCGTCCGAGGTCGTCATCACGACGTCGATCGTCGCGAAGTCGAAGCCGAGAGTATCGATGTTGCCGGTCGCGGTCTCGCCGTTGGTGACCTCGATGTCGTTGATCGCGACCACTTGCTTTCCGTAAGGAACCATTTCTCGCTCCTGTTTCTGGTAGTGCCGGGACGCCCTGCCAACTCACAAGGCGCCGTCAGTTTCTGGTAGTTCCGCGCCGCCCCGGCCCGGGCGTGGCCACGGAAACGCCACGCCCGGGAACGCGGGGCCTCGGAGGTTTCTGGCAGTTCCTGTCCGCGTTGGCCGGTGGCCGAACGTCGCGGGTGTCTGTCGTCTGTCGTGAAACCCAAAGAGCCCGGCCCCGGGCGGGCATCGCTGCGCCGCCCGGGACCTGGCGGCTCCGGGAGAATCCTCACGGACACATTGTGCGTGAGATCAGGAGGTATTGCCGCGGAGGCCGACCAGCGGGCCGGCCGTCGAGGCGTCGCCGAGGTCGTGGACGTTGATGTCCATCCGCTCCGTCATCTGCACGCCGATCTGGTCGTACTCGAGGTACCGATCCGTGCTGGTACGGAGCGTGATGCCCCGCCGATCGCCGAGATCGGCCGCCTGCCGCATGTTGCCGAAGGCGATCATCACGAGCTCGTTGTACGCGCTCGTCGCGGACGGCATCGCCGCCGACAGCTTGATCGGGTAGCCGAGCAACTGCGGCGTCATGCCGTCGGCGATGTTCTGCATCGCATTGCCGGACAGGGCGCTCAGCAGCCGCAGGACGCAGGAGCCGTAGGCGTAGTACGACATGTACCACTTGGCGTTGAAGTGGGCGTAGCCGGGCAGCTTGCCCACCAGCGAAATGATGTCCGGCAGCAGCAGCTCGGTGAACTGATCGTCGCCGGCCGTCGCGTCGGCGTAGCTGGCGGCGTGATTGCCGTCCACCATCTTCGCCCGGAATCCCACGATTCCGTGGTAGGTCGACGTGCCGTCACCGTCGATCAGGCACTCGTCCTCTTTCTTCACGGCCGCCCAGGCCATCTCATCGGCCAGGTCGTCGGCCATGTTGATGATGGCGTCGTCGGCGAGATCGGTGCTCATCCGGGTCAACGCCCCCCACTTGCGGGCGACGAGCTCGACGTTCGACCAGCTCTTGTCGGAGGCCGTGATCTCCGTGTTCTCGCCGATGGCGTACATCGTGATCCCGCCCGCTCGCCTGGGCACCAGGAGGTTGTCCGAGCCCATGGGTCGGATCCGGCACTCCTGCCGGGCGAGGCCGTACTCCTCGCGCAAGTCGATAATGGCCGACTCGAGCTCGACGGGCACCACGTAGCCGCCTGCCGCGTTCTTACCGGTCGTCATCACCCGCAGCTCGATGTTGTTCTCACGGCACCAGTCGCGGGCCTGCTGGTTGCCGAGAATGGCCGCCCGGAACCACTGGCCGGCACGGTAGGCGTCCTCATCGGCACGCGCCCCCTTGAAGGCGCGGAGCCGACTGTAGCGGAACCGCTGCGGTCGCCGCTCCTGGCGGCTGCCGTCCGTCCGACTGATCCAGTCCGGGTCGGAGGGCACGGATCGCCCGGACGTTCCGTCCATCAGGCCCTTGGCGTCTTCGAGCTGCTGACGCCGGCTGATCTCGTCCGTCAACGTCTTGAACTCGGTCATCAGCTCTGCGTAGCGGTTGGCCTCGTCGTCGTCCAGGCGACGACTTTCCTCATCGGCCTTGGCGTACAGCTCGTTGGCCGCCTGGTAGGCGGCCAGTCGACGAGCCCTCAATTCCTCGATCGTGGTCATTTCTTTCACCCGTGAACTGTCGCGACCCGTGCCTCCGTCGCCGAACAACGGCTCAGCGGCGGCGAGTTCGCCTGGTTGTGTGGAAGCTCTGCTCACCAGCCGACGACGGCCGAGCGGCGAGCGTCGTTGTGCGTGCTCAATGGCTGTGTCGCGCGATGTCCGTTTCCAGTTGCGACCTGCTGGCGTACTGATCCGCCTCGGCCCGCAGCTTCGCCGCGTCCTCCAGGCTCATGCCATCGGGGAAGGCGGCGGGTTTCCTCTCGGGCTCGGCCTTGCGCCATTGCTCGCGAGATCGCACGGCGACGGACGTGTCGGGGTAGGCGGGGTAGGTCACGACCGACACGTCGATCAGGCGGACCTTTTCGAGCGTCCGCAGCTCCTCGCCGTCCTTCGTCTCCCATCGGTCGCTCACCGTCTGGAAGGCAAAGCTCATGCCGTCCAGGTCGCCCCGCTTGATGCTCTCCAGGACGTCGCGGCCGGCCGTTGTGTCGCCGGGCTCGATCTTCACCCGCAGGCCGTGGTCGTCCTCGGCCATGGACAGCGTCTTGGCCTTGGTCCGCCCGAGGATTCGGCCCGGGTCGTGATCGATGAGCGCCCGGACGTCGTCCCCGGCCTTCAGGCTCTCGGCGAAGGCCTTGGGGGCGATCCGCTCCCGGAAGCCGCCGAGGTCCTCGCTCAGCTTGTCAAAGACGGCGGCGTAGCCGACGATCACCGGAGCCTTGCCGTCGTCACCGTCGGATCGCTCTTCGATCCGCAGCTCGCCGGCTGCCATGAACCGCTGCTCGACGTCGCCTGGAACGACGAGCTGCTTCGTCTCGGTCCCGCGCCACAGGTCGTAGCAGACGGCCAGTCGCTGGTCGTTGTCGGGGTATTCGGACTGCATCACGCCGTCGGCCATGCAACGGCTGATGAAGTCGTCCTGCGTCTCGTCCTTCTTCGGCTTCGGCATCGGCATTTTTAACAACCTCCGCGTTATCGGTGCGCAAGCAGGCATGCAGGCGCCCGCGCCACCTCGGCCACGGTGTTCATCACGTGATCGGCGAGTTGAGCGGGACGCGAGAGCTGCCATTCGGCCAGGACCCGCTCGGGCTGGGGCCCGTCGGCCAGGGCTCGCCGCGCGGCGTTCGCCTCGTGGATCGCCAGTTGGGCCATCGCGGCCACCACCGCCGCCCGGGTCTCGGCCGCCCGCAGACCGATGGCCTCGGCGTAGGCCCTCGCCGCCGGGGTCAGCACCTCGGCCACGTGCGCGGCGTGGTTGCCGTTGCCGTAGAACCGCTCGACCGCCTTGCAAAAGTCCTGCCGCTTCGCGGCGGTTCGCATGGCGTTGATCTCTTTGGTAACGATGCGGCGGGCAAGCTCGACGAGCAGCTCCCGGTGGGCCCGGCCGTCCGGTTTGTCGGCAGGGCTGTCGGACGTATCGTCGTCATCGTCCTCGTCCGGGTCCGGCGGCCCTGGCGGCAAGGCGGTCGGCCGGTCGGCCGGGGCCATGTTCACCGGCACCCAGTACCGATCGCCCCCGGCAATCGGGTTGAGATTCTCTTTCTCGCGAATCTCGTTGGCCGACAGGACACCCAGGTTCCACAGCTCGCGGTAGAACTGCCCGCGGGCCCGGCTGTCGCCCCGCAGCAGCCCTTCGACGAGGAACTCGCCAAAGAAGTTCGTGCTCCATGGCCCGAACAGCTTCCGGTTGCATTCGAGCTCCCATCGGCGGAGCCAGGGCATCAGTGTGTGCCGCACGAAGTCGATCGACTGGTGCTCGATGTTCGAGAAGGTCGCCCGCTCCAGGTCGCCCAGCATGTGCGGCGGGATCTGGTAGATGCGGGCCACCTCGGTCACCTGGAACTTCCGCGTCTCCAGGAACTGGGCGTCGTCGGGCGGGATCCCGATCTGCTGCCAGGTCATCCCCTCTTCGAGGATGGCGATGCGGTGGGCGTTGTCGAGCCCCTTGTGCATCCGCTCCCAGCTCGCCCGGAGGTTGTCCCTCGCCTTCTCGTT